TAATAGTTTATTATTTTCTTGTTCCATTTTAATGTCTTCGTGTCGTATTAATTCATCAGTTCGTTCAGCTAACAACCGTTGTTGTTCCAAGATGAAATTGTCCCTTTCTCTAACTGCTTCTGCTGCTGCACTATCAAACTTGGAAGAATTGTTAATTTCTTTATACCATTGATTACGTGTTTCTTCCGCACTAGTAATCGTATCACATATATCTGGTTTTTTTACTTTATCAAATCCAGGTTTATTTTTGAACTTATATTTAAATTCTTTAACGATATGATTTTCAATAGAAGGACTTGTTTCCATCATTCTATCAAATTCAAGACGACACGCTTTTATAAAATGTCCTGCCTTGTCACGTTCTTCCGGTTTTTTTGCTAACTCAATACGAACGTTTCTGGCGAACTTATCCCACGCTATGGCAGCTACACGATGTGCTTCATTTTTTTCGGATACCTTTAAATATTGTTGAATTGTGGTTAAAATACCAACTAAAATATTGATACTACCAATTATCGCGGGTGCGTAATCTTTAATATTTGGTGGGAATGTTTCTTGTGCGAAAGATGCAGTCCCCGTAATAGTAGATAAAATAATCGCTGGTATAGTAAACCATGCTTGTTGACTTGCGAGTTTAGTATGACTTCTAAAATTTAACCATTTATAACATTGTGCTACATCGCACCATTCTACTAAAATCGCTTCGTTATCTGGAGACCATACGATTTTATCATCCATAGGATTTCCACGTCCACGAATACTTTGTTTTTCGTCATTCACCTCTACACTTTTATTTTCAATATGTTTTTCGTCATTTGTATCCATTTAAAAGTATTCTATATATTTACACAATATTCTATTTTTGTAACTACGAATTCACGATAACGATTCTACCACATTATTTGAACCATCTGTAACTATAGATGTAGGGTTATCGTTATTCTCCGGAACTAATGTTATATTTACAGTTTCAGTTGTATCATTTTCGGTATTCTTATCAAATTGTTGTATAGAATCAGATGTATCTTCTTCTATAAGTTCCATCGTTGTGATAGTAGGTTGTTCATCGTATTCATTATAATCAAACTTACGAAGAGTATCTGCTTCTTCAACGTCATCTACAGAATACGCGTGATTGCCATTAACGTTATCTTCTATTTCATTGTCAAATTCTTTAAGACGAGTTAATAATGTCTTTAAATGTTTTGTTTGAGATATATGAAAGAATGATAAATAATTAACGTACAACGATATTTGTTGTTTTAATATGCAGTTTTCGTGTTCTAAGGTATTAAGTAAATTTGAAATAGAGAACCCGATACGCGTTTTACTATTATAATTTGTTATTTTCCCTTGGTTCACTTCATAACATTCATATAAAAAATTTATATATTTCATAATGTCTTCGTGGATATGTTTAATATCATCTAAATTATATTCTTGGAATGGGTCTAAATCCTTATATGGTGGGAATGTGTAAAAATCTATTTTGTCAGCACTCAAGTCATCACTATTGTCTTTAATATAATTTACAATAAGTGTATACAATTTATAATAGTCGCAATACATCCTATTATTTAATAAGATGCGAAACCGGTCAGTGTTTTCTAGCTCAACCGAAAATAATTTATATTGGAAAAAAAAAGAGTCTAAACTGAAGAGTAAAGCTTTTTTTGTTGTGGTTTTAGAGAGTTCTCCGTATATTGTTTTTAAATCCATTATTTTTGTATTTACTTGTGTTTTTACTTTAGTTACGTCATTACGTAATAATAATATATTATGAAAAGTAGACTTTAACTTTTCAAGATTATGAGATAAATTATTAGCCATGGTATATACTTTCGATACATAAAAAGTTCATTATATTATGGCGACGAATATGTGAATCCTCAAATATTCTAACATAAGAAATCAACTGCCCTTTCATTCAATAAGTCAAATGAAGTTTCCCACATATTATATGGTTTATATTTAGTTTCATAATGCGGTTTGTCATTCTCTTTAATGTCATTCTCCTTGTTGTCATTCTTATCTGATAGTGTGATATATCTAAAGAATGGAACATTTTTGAGGTCGGGTAAATTAACCCGTTTATTTCTATCTATATGATGTTTAACCTCCCAATATTGAGCGGCTTCTTCGTCATACAATAGTCGTATCATTCCATATTCGTAAACATTCTTTTTAAATTTAGTAGCTTGTAAAGTAGAATATAGTTTAATATTAATGAAAGCGTAATAGTAACTATTTTTATTTTCATTTATTTTGTATTTCAAATCTATATTCGTTACATCACCTATCTCCATACGAGGAAATACAGACAATATTTCTGATTTGGTAACCGAACCAAGAATGCGAGGAATATAAATTTGGATAGTAGACGTCATTGTTATAATGTTATTTTACTTATATTCCATAACTAATTAGTTTTTCAATTTTATGATATTACATAAAATTGAATATAGAGAAACCCAAAATAAAAATGTAAATAATATACAACTATGAGTGATATTTCAGTTGACCCAATCCAAATCGAAACGGATACTATCGATTACCAATTAGTGGATTCGAAACCTGAGATGGTAAGAACTACTACCCGTCCTGAGTTAGTAACATCATCCAACATAACAAATTACATTAATAGCCTAAATATTGGACGTATTAGTCCCCCTGTTCTTTGTAGAAGCAACGAAACCGCACATATTAATCATACAGAAAATACAGAAAATACAGAAAATACAGAAAATAACAAACGTTTGATTGATGTGATGGAAGAATTCATTCTACACGAACATAAGTAATTTACACAAAAACAAGTTAAACAGATTTTACACATATTATAAATATACGATGGAATCAATAGAAGTTCCTGCCAATTTTGTTACAGTAATTAATGATTTCGCGAATGATTTATCTACAACATTTCCCGAATATACTAATAAATTGTCTAATTTAACCGATGAGATTGAGGGTTCATCAAGAGACGAGTTATATAAGCATTGTATGTCGGTATATCCAGAACGTTTTTTTGATATTTTATACCAAAACGCAGATATTTTTTCAGATAAACAAGACACAAATGTAAATTTTTTACCAAATGTAGATTTTAGAATTCTTTATAATTCCGAGGGAGTTACTGAAAATATTCGTAAGACAATATGGAAATATTTACAATTGGTTTTATTTACGGTAGTAGGTAGTGTAAAAGATAAGAGTAAATTTGGCGATTCTATGAATATGTTTGAAGGAATAGATGAAAACGATTTACAGGCAAAATTAGGCGAGACCATGGAAGGTCTTACTGATTTTTTCAAAGATATGGGTAAAAATGAAAGTTCAGAAAGTTCAGAAAGTTCAGGTTCTACCGAACAAGAGCAGCCTCCGCCATTTAATATGAGTGGTATGCCTAATATGGAAAATATGCAGGAGCATTTACACACATTATTTAATGGTAAGATAGGTTCCCTTGCTAAAGAGATGGCAGAAGAAATTTCGGGAGACTTTACTGAACTACTTGGTGATAATGTAGAAAACGCAAATCCTCAAGATATTATGAAGAAGCTTATGAAAAACCCTACTAAAATAATGGGGCTAATGAAGTCTGTAACTGGTAAGTTAGACGCAAAAATGAAAAATGGAGACATTTCTCGCGAAGAACTGATGAAAGAGGCAGGTGAGCTTCTTGGGAAAATGAAAGAATCTACTGGAGGGGCCGAAATGTCTGAGATGTTTGCTAAAATGGCAAAAAGTATGGGTGGTATGGGTGGTATGGGTAAAAATATGAAAATGGATACAAATGCTATTGACCGTATGGTAAAATCCTCAAAATTAAAAGAAGACATGATGAACCGTCATTCCGTCAAGAAAGAACAAATGTTAGGAAAAGCTAGAGAAGAAGCTGTTTTGGTACAACATCGAATAGACGCACAAGAAACTTTAATGGCAAAGTATTCTTTAGAACAAAAAGACGGAAATAATATGGTATTCAAGTTTGATGGAGAGTCTTCACAGGAAAAATCGTTTATTCATCCTGACTTACTGAAAGATATGGAAGCTGACGATTTGAAGAAAGCAACAACTACTACCAAACCTAAGAAGAAGAAGAAGAAAGGCAAGAAGTAATTCGTAAATATTCTTATCTGTGTATAGTTTAATTAAATGGGACTTTTTAAGTATGTCAAATTAAACGTTTTTATAATTAGTTTAGCATTCGGATTATTTGCGGTATACATCACTATGCCCGATACACGTAAAATTTATGTTTATCCTACACCTGAGAACATAGATGTTCTGCAATATAAGGACAAAACTGATACGTGCTTCAAATTTAAACAAAATGAGGTAGATTGTCCCAAAAACGACAGTGAAATCAGCCAGATACCAGTTCAAAGCTAATCATTTATTTTACATAATTACGAATGCGTATGTAAAATAGACAAAATATCTACATAATTATCAATATGGCTAATCCTAACGAAGATACAGATGATTCGGTTGGTATTCAAGACGTTATACATAAAAATACCTGGACGAATAATATTGAAAAGGTTTTAGACAAATTAAGAATAAATTGCTGTCAATTGAGTAATTTTCATAAATTTAAGTATCAACATTGTAAAGGTCAGATAAAATGGTTCCGTATCCCTATTATAATTTTAAGTGGAATAAATACATTTGCATCAGTTGGGCTACAAGAACACATAGAACAGAACATAATTTCAATAATTAGTAGTAGTATTTCATTATTATGTGGAATAATTACGAGTATAGAAATATTTATGAAGTATCAAGATAAAATGGAAACTGAGTTAGCTGCACACAAAGAATATTACCGGATTTGTATCGATATATACAAGATGATTTCTATTGATAGAAAACACCGTAAAGTATCTGGTAAGGATTTCTTAGAAGAAAAATTCAATGAGTATGAAAAAATAAAAAGTCGTAGTAGACCAGAAGATCCATCTGACCTTGTATATGATATTTTAGCTGATATGGATGAATTATTCTTGTATAAACGTAGTGCTACCGGTATGCATAAAAAGGGATGGATAAATAAAATAGAGTTGGCGCCACCATTGTATGTAAAACAACCTTCATCATTAGGTGTATCATATGACCGTATTAGACATCCAGAAAGATACGCATTAAGATTACAAAGTAAAATATTAGAAAAGAAGGTGAAGATTACACAAAAATATATGGATGAACGGTGGAAATATAAAAAAGAAAATGAGCTAAGCAGTAACAGAACTCCAGATGAAACTACACCCTATCATACTGATGATATAACGCAAACTTATGTAAAAAATCACTCACCAAAAAATCACTCACCAAAAAATCACTCACCAAAAAACACAGAAGATAATGATGAATATTTGTTTAATAAAAGAAATAATCCTGAAAGTATTACAAGCCGCATTGTTGGATATTTTACTGAAAATGATAAAATGGTTTACCAGAGTGATGATGAAAATGACGGACGTAATAGTTTATCATTAGATATTGACACAGATGAGGAAGATAATCAAGTATAAGATATTGAAAAATTATTTATATGAACGTAATGTATATTATGAATTTACAACGTTTACTACACACTGAACTCGGGCAAACCTTTATCTCAATATTGCTTGGTTTAGGGCTTGCGACTCTATTTAGAAAGGCGTGTACGGATAAAAATTGTCTACAATTTAATGGACCAATTATTAGTGAAATTGAGAACAAAGTGTTTAAACACGATAATAAATGTTATAAATACACTACCACTTCTTCAAAATGTGATAAAACAAAACGTATTATTAACATATCAGATAAACCACAAGTAGCCGAATAATCAAATATATTTAGAATCATTCGTAAAACTATACAATCTTACTTATATCATATTGTATAGTAATGGAGAATACCACCACCCGAATTTCAGATTTGCCAGACCCGAATTCGCAACAACAACAACAACGTCATCCGAACCAACAACAATCAACCAAATCATCGGAACTACCTAATAATTATACTCCCATTAACGTCCATCCCAATCCATATGGTGTATCGGACCAAAACCCTATAATGTCACCCCCCGAGCAACCAATCACTCCTCAACAAGAAAGTTTTTCTAACAATTCCGCTACTCAACAAGTTCCTCAATATTTAAGTGAAGAACAGCGTGAAATGATAATGCCTTCACAACAACAGCGTCTACCATCTCGTCATATACAACAAGATACTACACAATACGCCCAAGATGAACAAATCCAACCTAATTATATACCAAAAGAAAGGGTAAATAATGATTATGTTAGAGAATATGAAGAATTTACTGATAAACACATTCAAAAACACGAAAGAGAAAACAGCCGCAATCAACAAATAGATGATATTTTGAGTGACCTACAAGTCCCCATTTTTGTAAGTATATTATACTTCTTATTTCAACTTCCCATTATAAATGCATATATTTTCAAACGGTTCTCGTTCTTATCCATTTATAATGATGATGGTAATTTTAATTTTTACGGATTAGTGTTTAAAAGTTGGATTTTTGGTAGCATATACTACACAATCACCAAATTTACTAACTTCTTAATTAGTCTATAATCCTAATATTTTCAATAATTTATTACTATTATCAGTTTTTGTTTTCTTTTTCACGGTTTTAGATTGCGTATTTTTGTTAGCAACATTAACCGCAACATTCACTTTCTTTCCACAAGGAGTATATTTTAAAAACCACTCTTGATACTCTGGTGATGTTTGTTTATTCTTCAACTCTTTAAATTTTTGAGTTTTTTCAGACCGAATATCTTCTATGGTTGTTTGTTTACCATAACATTGGTTCGCGAAACGCTTTAAAATACCCCTCTGTTTTAGTTTATTTTTCTCTTGAATACTAAACAAATATTTCGCCATACACAACAATCTTACGTCGTGCAATTTTTTATCACCATAAACAAAGCTTAAATATAAACTCATTATTGTATCAATTGTAGCAATTTTGATAACTCTATCTTGAATCGTGATTTCATTGTAACTGTGACACGCAATAGGTTTGTGTATTATAGCTACAATGTCGTATTTTCCCACTGAAACTTCTATATTCTCAGGTATAACTTCACCAATAGCGTCATTTCGTTTAATTTTCACATTTTTTACTCCATTCTCTTCTAATTGTTCTTTTAATATTAATGCGGTTTTCTCTATGTCTTCAGATAGAACATCAAAATCAGGTATTTTTTGTAATTCGCGTTTATCGCCATTCTTTATATTTTTTGAATATAGTCCGCTAGCATATCCACCGAAAAATACAACACCTTCATCGATAAACACATCTCTCGTAGTTAAATATATTTGTTCTTGTTCTGACATATCCAGCTCCATTTTTCTTTGAAAATCGATATTATCACAATCAGATGTTGTTAATGGATAATATTTGTTTAATAAGTTTAAACGCTCCAATACCTTCTCCCATCGAGATACATCCCCATTGGGTCTAGATAATTCCAAATACATTGACATACGCAAATAATTAGGAGGGGTATAATGAATACCAGACCGTTTAATTGAATCGCGTTTAATTGAATCGAATAATAGTTTGGGTAATTGTGTTATGTCAGCAATAGGAATAAAGTTAACAAATACTTTATACGTTCCATAATGGACGCCTGCTTTTGCTTCAACGTTAGTGTATTCATTCTTATAATAGATATCAGCCAACTCTTTAGCATCATCCATTGCGTTTGATGAAAAGAAATCATAATCAGGTATTTCTGCCTCTTTATCGTAAAAACGTGCATTTTCAGGTAATATATTATTAATAGCAGTACCTCCATAACAAACTAATTTTTTTTTCCGGATAAACTCTTCAACTATGCTTATCATTTTTTGGACGTCTGCGTCACTGACAATTCTTTTACCCGATGCTTTTTTATTTTCTTTAATAGCACTTCGTAATACAGTCATTTCGCATTCTTGAAATGTCATTTTATTCGTGCATTCAGTTGGATAAAATGTCGTTTTAGATTTCTGTGACTTATTCTTATTGTATTTACCCATCGTATATACAATAATTACACATTATTTTCACTGCATTTAATTTTGTTTCAAATAGTCAATAGTATATGCTAAAGGAATTATACCACCCTTGTTATCATCAAACATCCGTTCATATTTTTCTAATTCATCATCCTTTGAATAGAATTTATATAATACAAACTGTGCTCCGTAATTCAATACAAAATCATCAATATCAGGATTTTTCGCATTATTATTAATGGTGTCTGGTAGAACCAATCTCATATTTTTTGTGCTCGTACACAATCCACATTTATCTTCAACTCGCACATTATCGTAACTTAAATTCAATAATTCTGTGTATCTATGTAAGAATAGGTCGTCTGAACCACTCTCTAAATTAACAAGATTAGATAAATTGTAGCATTTTTTTTCATTTGTATTGCATATCGAGTTTTGTTTATAATTTCGGTCAAGTGTTTTGTCAACAATAATCACTATTTTCCCTTGTAAGTCTGACATTTTTGTTTGTTTAGTAACTTCACCTGTATATAATTTGGATTTCATAGTTGAATCAATTGACTTTGATATTAACCGGTAAAGTCTTGTATCATCTCCATCGGATTTGATTCTTAAATGGATAAATAGTGGGTCATTTACATTGGGAGTTGGTTGAACGAATGCGGACGTAGTTAACATACTAAAGACATTATTCAACAATAATGTATTGGTTGTATCAATTGTTCCTAGAGTTTTATCATTTGTATATGTAATCATTGGGGCATCATCAATCAACATTACTTCAAAATCTAATAAACGTACCCCTCTTTTTAATAAATATTTAACCATATCAATATTTACATATTTTCCAGTAACCGCACTATTGTAAGATGATTTGATAACGTAGTCTTTCAATACAGGGGTTTCTTTGTTTTTGGATGAAATGTAAAAATCATCAGGAGGTAATGACACAATACTGGTTGGTTCGGAATCTATTAAACTATTATATTCACCTTCTGCGGTTCCAAATAAGTCAAATCCTTCTATCGTATTACATTTACATTCCGGATTCTTACATCTAGATTTACATTTTAGTGATTTACATTGTAATTTGTTAACTATCCTTGATATCATATTACGTTTCCATATAAAACGATACATTACATATACGAATATACAAATACTTAGTAATAACAATATACATTGGGTTTTATTCATTCTGGGATTTATATATATATTGAAGATTTAATATATAATGACTAACAAATATAATAGTAATTATATATAAACTTATAATAATGGCTGGTGGATTACTAAACATTGCTGCCGTAGGAAACGCTAATCTATTTTTAACAGGTAATCCAAGTAAAACATTTTTTAAAGTAACGTATTGTAAATATAGTAATTTTGGACTTCAAAAATTTCGTATTGATTATAATGGATCGAGAGATTTGCGTTTAACCGAACCATCTACCTTTCAATTTAAGATACCAAGACACGCTGAATTATTAATGGATACATACATTGTAGTTACACTCCCAGATATATGGAGCCCTATACATCATCCATTACCTAAACCAATACTTTCACAAGAAGGGCAAAATACTATTCCTGACTTAGTTGATGGTAATGACACTGGTTGTAGATGGGCTCCTTATGATTTTAGGTGGATTGAGAATATTGGAGCATCAATGATACAAGAAATCGAAATTACAAGCGGGGCATTGACTATTCAAAAATATACTGGCGAATATCTTTCTATGATGGTTGAGCGTGATTTTAATGCTGATAAAAAGGAGTTATTTAACAAGATGACTGGAAATATTCCGGATTTGAATGACCCCGCCAACTGTAATGGGCGTATTAATTCATATCCATCAACTGTGTATACCCAAAACGCGGCGGGTGCTGAACCATCCATCCGTGGACGAAATCTATACATACCTATTAATACTTGGTTTACATTGAATAGTTCGTGTGCGTTTCCTCTAATCGCTCTGCAATATCAAGAACTTCATATTAATGTTACATTTAGACCTATACAAGACTTAATTCAAGTTCGTGATGTATTTGATTCTAGAAATAATTTCCCGTATGTAAAGCCTAATTTTGGTGAGTCTCGTTTTCAAATGTATCGTTTTTTACAAACACCCCCTTCATTAGAAATATCTGCCAACAACTATCAAAATACGCTTTCTTCGTGGAATGCAGACGTTCATTTAATGTCAACCTACTGTTTTCTTTCCAAGGAAGAAGCCGAATTATTTGCGAGAAAAGACCAAGTCTATTTAGTTAAAGATGTATTCACCCATACATTTGAAAATATCACAGGAACCCGGAAAGTTAAATTACAATCACCTCCAGGTATGGTTTCAAGTTGGATGTGGAACTTACAGCGAAATGATGTGAATTTGCGAAATGAATGGAGTAATTATACAAACTGGCCGTATAAAATGTTGCCTGTAGGTAGTGTACCATATACTAATACGAACACTCAAGGTGCGTTTCCGAATGTAGACCCGGTTGATTTACTTGTCACCGGATATTTAACTACAGGTAATTTTGCGGTAGAGAATAGAAAGGAAATACTTGAAACAATGGGTATACAACTAGATGGTAGTTATCGTGAAAATATGTTAACTCGTGGCATTTATGATTATATTGAAAAATACACACGAACAAAGGGTTCCGCAAAAGAAGGGATTTATTGTTATAACTTTTGTTTGGATACAAGCCCATTTGAGTATCAACCTTCTGGAGCAATTAATTTAAGTAAATTCAAAAATATAGAGTTGGACATTACGACATATGTCCCTCCAATTGACAATATTAATTCTAGTTTTGATGTTCTTTGTGATGGTGAAGGGAATCCAATCGGGTTTCGTAAAGAAAATTGGAGATTATATGACTATAATTACAACATGACGTTATATGAAGAGAGATACAATGTATTATCATTCATAGGTGGTTCGTGTGGTATGTTACATTCAAGATAATTCATATATTGCGTGTTATTTTCATTTTTATTAAAATTATATAGTATAACAAATAATTGTATACTATATAATGAAAGAACAACAAAATAGTAATAAAGTATTTAGTGATGCCAATAAAGATATGGAAACCGCTAACTTTCAAACCGAACACATGAAGAATAAAATAAAGAATGTGAAGAAAAGAAAAAAATTATTAAACATTCAAAATATCGAACCATTAGTTAATATTCATGCCAAAACTACAACACAATCATCGCAATCAAACCAAAAAGAAGGGTTTACGTTTCGGGATGATGACTGGACTGGTAATGATAACATATATGAAGGAGGAAATAATAGTGCTACTTCTGAATCAAGATCATTCGCTCAGATTATTGAAGACGCATATAAAAAAATGACAGATGGGTATGATAACGTTATATTAACTATTACAAAAGCAGGTAGTAGTGACAGTAAGCATATTAATTCGGATAAAGGACAACTAAAAAAATATATTAATTGGATATTTGCGATAATAGTTGCATCTATCGGTGTATATAATTGGTGCTTTATTATGTTTTATAGAAATGAAGGTAATGTTCGTGTAAATGTATGGAATGTTCCAAGAGATAACATTAAAAAGCGTGCTTCGTCTAATCCATTTTTCTCGTTCATTGAATTATTTACTGATATACCATTATTCTTTACAGATTTCTTCAAAAAATACATAATTGACTGGATACCAGATACTATTATGTCTAAAATCGATGACCCAATATCACAAAAATCGTATGATGCTGTGTTACTATCATTGTTTATGTTTATATTAACTGCATCTGTATTTATGGTAAATGGCTCAGGAGAAGCTATTAAAAATATAATAGTAGACCTTGCTAAATTTGAATTTAAAGGGGTTTTACCGATTATTATTTATGCGGTTACCGGAATATTGTTCGTAATGTCATTTATGGAAAACCATCCACTCGCTGCGCTATTACCAATTGGAAGATTTATTTCGTTCGCAACATTTATGAACCCACTATTTTGGATAGAAAAAGTAGTTCTATTGGTATATTTAATTTTCGTAGGAGTACCATTAGCGACAGCCACATTAATCGGTTATATATTGTTTCATACATTCTTTGGACTATTTTATAATGGAGCTAATATATTAGATACAAAAGCCAAATTTGATGAGTTTTTGAATAGATATAAACCAGAGACACGTCGGGATACCCCTTGTAATCCGCTCAGTTTCTTTGAAAAAATTATAAATTACACGATTAAGATATTTAACTACATATATGATAATTGTATTAAACTCGGATTTATGAGTGTAATGTTGTATGCTTTAATTGATTCAGGAATAAATGTCAAGAACAGCGCACTTAAAACGTTAATTGCGGTTATTACGTTAGCTTCTATAATAATGGTTTCTATAATTAATATTATTAACGTTGTCGACACACAACCTTCAACCGAGGAAAATATCATACCATCAACTGTTAACGAAACATCTACGATAAATCCTATGAATATACCTAATCTGGAATCAATTCCTACAACTGACACTATAAACAATATTGCTAACAATTTACCTATCCCTGAAAAAGAAACCTTTACTAAAATGGCAGACAATTTAAATGTCAATGACAATACTAAAATTCAAGATGGATTGAAAGCCGGTATGGATATATTATCGAATTTGAAATAGTTGGAAAAACAACAAAATATATTAGTTTGTAATTACAAATATAAATACATACTAATAATATTACTATCCATAATTATGGGAGATAACGAGAATAAATCATTAGAGAAGTATCCTCTTATAAGTATATGCACTCCTACATTCAATCGGCGCCCATTCATTGAGAATATGTTTAACTGCTTTCGTAATCAAGATTATCCCAAAGATAGAATTGAATGGATTATCGTAGATGACGGAACTGATAAAATTAAAGATTTAATTGTAGCATCTGACATTCATCAAATACGATATTTTGAAATTGAGAAAAAAATGTTTCTGGGTGAAAAACGCAACTATATGCATAAACACGTAAGAGGGTCTATCGTTGTTTATATGGATGATGATGATTACTATCCTCCCAACCGTTTTTCTCACGCTGTAGAACGACTTCAATCAAATCCAGAAGCACTATGTGCGGGTTCTAGTGAAATTTACGTGTATTTTAAAGGGATGAATAAGATGATACAGTGTGGCCCTTATGGACCAAATCACGCAACCGCGGGGACATTTGCGTTTAAGACTAAATTATTAGAGCAAACTAAATATGAAGACCACGCAGCTTTAGCCGAAGAAAAGGCATTTTTAAAAGATTATACAATCCCTTTCGTACAACTTGACCCACTAAAAAGTATTCTTGTATTTTCTCACGAACACAATACATTTGATAAACGCAAAATGTTCGACCAAAAACAAGACCCCAAATACTTCAAAGAATCTTCCAAAACAGTAGATACATTCATACAAAATAATCACGAAACCAACATTAAAAAGTTCTTTATGGAGGAGATTGACGCATTACTGGATAAATACGACCCCGGAAAGCCAGAAATGAAACCAGATGTTCTCAAACAAATTAAAGAGATTGAAGCAAAGCGCGCACAAATGATTAAAGACCACGAAGAGAAACAACAATCGCAAAATGGACCAATTATGCTTACACGTGAAGGTCAACCACCAGTCCAACTAACAAACCAACAGGTCGTCCAAATTATGGGACAACATAAACAACAGATTCTTGACCTTACCAAGAAGAATGAAGAGCTTCAACGATTTACTCAATTACTACAACAAAAAGTTATTGAACTAAATAAAACTAATAAAAATCCACTTATCGCGTCTGTCAATAAACACGAAGTTGAAGAAAAACAACAACTTATATCACAAATACAGGCTCTTACCAAACGAAATGAATTCATTGAAACACAATTAATCTCCGCGAATACTACCATTACCACATTACAATCTAAAAATAATATTGATAACTAGCTTCATTCAATATTGATAAAATTCATACTATTTTATCAATAACATATTTATTCATTCTCATCTACAATATCAATAGCTACCATATCCTTCTTTACACTTTTATCCATGTATCTA